CTTGAAGCGTGGGCTTCGACCTTACCTCCAGCACTTCTTTGAAGCGTCATCGCGGTATCTGCCTCACCCGAACGTCACCGCGAGGATGTCTGCTGTGGATACAGACAACTACAACGACAAGATGTCAGCCTTCATCAATGTTTACGTTCCAAAGCCGGTGCCGGAGATATCTCTTTCTGGAGCCAATACATCGATAATCGAGGAATGAACGATGATCATCCTCCCAGAAAAGGATCTCCCTAGAGGGAAGATTCTGATGCCTATGCTATCACGCGATTGGCAGCATCATCTCACCCGGTTCAGACTGACGGCCTACTTGAACGATGGAGCCATTGCATGGCGTGGTTGGTTTGATGACCGGGAAGATGCCGATGAATTCCTGTTTGCTATGGCGACAGGAAGCCTGATCTATGAACACGAACTCTGGAGACTGCCGACGCCATTCTGGGAGCCGCTTCCGGATGTAAGTTACGAGTTCACTGTTGTTACTTTTCTGACTACTACTTCCGCCTCTAATCAAACTGGGTTCGTTCCTGGAGACTGGAATAATTCTTTCAATTTTATCGAGGTAGTGGCTTCTGGCGGGGGTGGCGCGGGGGGTAGTTCCGCCAATATCCGGGGAGGAGGTGGCGGTGGTGCTGGCGGTTATTCTCTGGCAACGAATGTTACTTTAACTCCAGGAGCTAGTGTTACATTTCATTTAGAGGCTGGCGGGACTGGTGGCCCAGGAGATACCAACGGCGGATCACCAGGAAACTGTTGGTATAACGGAGCAACCTTAGCTGCATCGTCAGTTGGATCGATCAGTGGCACTGGCGGTCTGATCACCGGAACTGGTGGTGTTGGATCGACAACCGGATCGACTGGCTTTTCTTTTTTTGCTGGTGGTAACGGTGGATTCACCGGAGGTTCATCGCCATCAAACGGTGGCGGAGGAGGAGGTGCTGCTGGTCCTGCTGGGGTCGGGAAAAACGGAGGTAGCAATCCAGGCAATCTAGGCGGTGGTGCTGGCGGCGGGGGTGGTGCCGATGGCGGCAGTTCTACGGCTGGTGTTGATAGCGCAGGCCTCCCTGTCAGTCCAGGAGGCAATGGCGGGACAGGTCCAACTGGAACCGCTGGTGGCGCTGGCGGCGATATTTCCGGAACGGCTGCTCAAAACGGAGCGAATGGATCTGGCGGTGGCGGCGGCTCTTATACTAATACAGGAGGCCTTTCATCTCCGGGTGGTAACGGCGGTAACGGTACTGAGTGGGATTCTTCACATGGAAGCGGCGGTGGGGGTGGCGGTGGTGGTCTAGATTTTTTTAGCGGTGTCCACGTTTATCCTGGTGGGGCTGGCGGTATTTACGGCGGAGGAGGAGGTGGTGGTGTTCGGCTTCCGCCTCTATCGGCTGGCGGCAATGGTGGCCAAGCTCTGATCGTTATCTCCTATGTTCCCATAGTCCCGGCTTGGTTTGGGCATGAGTTAAAGAGTGTTCCGATCAAATCCAAAAGGATGATCGGATACTAGGATGCCCTTCGACACCATCCAGTATCAGATCAAGGCTGAACCACCTCCTGCTGGGTATGCTCTTTTCCCTAATCAGAATGAGAGCCTATGGCATTATGCATGGTCTGAGCCGGTTCGGATCAAGCCAGGACTCAAGCCCTACCTTCAGCAGTTCTTTGCCATTGATACGTTCTGGCTTCAGCCGGTCACCAGTTACATCGGCTGGTGGGCTCCTCTGCGCGATCCCGTCCGGTTGAAGCCAGGACTCAGAGCCAGCCTTCAGCATTACTTCGAAGCTCCGCCCCGGCTTCTGGCGACCCCGAACGTCACCGCTGTCATGCATGCCACTGAAATCAACAACGATATCGCCAACATCTTCCTCAATGTGTATACTGCCACACCATTAGCAGGACCACCTATAGTATCCGTTGTTGAGGTTGGAGTCCCTAATAGCCCAACATCTCTTAGAGAAATCAAATGACGGTCTTCAATAGTGGTCCGGTCAATATAGAGCAGGGTAATTCAGCTAACTTTGTTATTGAGTTTCTTGATTCTCGCGGCGCTACTACTGTTCCGTCCAGCGCAAGCATGGTTGTTAACTACATCAATACATCATTTGCTTCTGCTTCTGATCCTGTCAGTCTTTCAGTTGTCAATGAATTCTTCACCGGCACTTGGCCTTCCGCATCGGCCAATCTGGGACTGGCTACCTGGGTGGTCAGCACTGCTCTTGGTTCGTCGGTAGGAGCTACCGGGCAGCTTCGAATCATACAGAGGGTCAGTACCTACTGATGTTTACCCCCCAGCAGGTGTTCTCAGGGACTTATAACTTCGCCCCGTCCAGCGGCGAAATCATCCTAAATGCCTACCAGCGGATTGCGATCCGACCGACCGAGATACTGGTTACCCACCTTCAAACGGCGGTCATGGAGCTGAACCTGCTGCTGGCTCGAATGAGCAACATGCAGCCCAACCTCTGGACGGTTGATTTACAGGCTCTGCCGATCACTCAGGGGATAGCAACCTACTCTCTCCCGGTCGAGACCGTGATGATCACCAATGCCTATCTCAGCACGGGATCCGGGACCAACAAGATCGACCGGCTGATCTGGCCCTTGAGCCAGACCGAGTATGCGGCGATTGCCAACAAGGAGTCTCAGGGGCCGCCGACGACCTACTGGTTCAACCGGCTGATCTCGCCGACCATCACCTTCTACCTGACCCCTGATGGCGGTGGTCCGTACACCATCTACTATTACTGTGTCCGCCAGATTCAGGATGCGACCTTGCCGGATGGGGTCAATGTCGAGATCCCATACCTATGGCTAGATGCCTTGGTGGCTGGATTGGCCCATCGTCTGGCCAGGATCTACCAGCCTCAGCTTGAACAGGTCAGGAAAATGGATGCCGACGAGGCCTGGACTATTGCTGCAACGCAGAATGTCGAGAACGTCGCTCTCAACATAACCCCAGGCCTGGGTGGGTACTTTGTCCGATGAGACCGCATGGCAAGGCCAATATCAGTGCCATCTACCCAAGGGCTCTTGCCGTCTGTGACAGATGTGGTGGGCTCTATAACCACACCGACCTGAGCTGGCAGCACCAGTGGCGAGGGGTCAAGCTCCAGAACGTCAGAATTCTGGTCTGCCCAAGCTGCCTGGATGTCCCGCAAGAGCAACTCCGGGTCATCATCCTGCCGATGGATCCGGTCCCCATCATGAATGCCAGACCGGAGAACTATGTCGATGCTGACAATCCGATGTCGGCTCTTGGCTACAGCCCAATATCCCAGACCATTGGAGGCCGGTTTGGCAATCTCCTGGGTGGCGGTGGGCTGAATGCAGCCTTCGACGGCAACCCTACCAAGCCATGGTGGCGGTCTGCCGCCAATGCCGTCTCCAATTCCAGCTACAACAACTACGTTGGCATCAACTGGAGCGGAGCCAACGCGGCTCTGTTAAGTGCCCCATCGAGCCTGCTGCCTCCAGTTCTTCGTCATTCCCTGACCAGCTTTACGCTTACTGCACCGTCAGACCGGTCGTTCCTTGGCAACAACCAGACAGATTATCTGATCCAGGCCTCGCCCAGCATGTCTCCCGTGTTTGAGACCTGGACAACCATTTCGAGCGGAACGACAGCGGGCCTGACAGGCGAGGTCATCACCGGCAACTGTGTCGCCGGATACAGTCAATTCCATCGAGCTGCGTTTCTTGGCGATGGATTGAGCCCCGTTACAGTGGCTCAGGTATCCTTTAATGTGGCTCAGGTCGGTGAGATAGCCACGGGAGGTTCGTCTTGAGCCTGAACTATACCTCATATGTCGATCAGGTCGCCAACCTGATGGTCATCGGCTCCACGGATGCCAACTTCCAGACCATGCTGCCGGGGATGATCGACTATGCCGAGAACAGGATCTACCGGGAGCTGGACCCGCTCTATGCCCAGGTCACGGATACAACCGCCCTGACATCCTCTGGCGATAGAAACTTCATCCCGCCAACCTCACTGGGCAACTTCATCACCATCGACAGCCTCAGCATCATCACCCCACTGGGGACGACCTCATCTAATGGTTCCAGAAGCTCACTGATGCCGGTTGCGCCAGAGGTGATAACCACTCTGTGGCCATCAAACCGGACTGTGACAGGGGTGCCGACCATGTTTGCAGTCAGGTCGCCGACAACGGTCTTGTTGGGTCCTGTACCGGATGCGGCCTATGCAACCGAGGTTGTCGGTCTGCAACGGCCAACCAGCCTGAGTACCTCGAACTCAAGCACCTTCCTGACCCAGTATTGCCCGGATCTTTTTATCGCTGCATCGATGGTGTTTGGCTTTGGCTATATGCGTGACTTCGGCGGCCAGTCTGACAATCCGCAAGGAGCCACTTCCTGGGAGACCCAATACAAGACTCTGTTTGCCTCCGCAGCAATGGAGCAGTCCAGAGCCAAGTGGGAGTCCGATGGCTGGACTTCTCAGGCCCCGGCACCTCTGGCTGGGAAGAGGACCTGATTCATGCCAATGGCCTCAGTCACACTTCGACCTACCGTCGATGTGGAGCGGACTCTTTCGTTGAATGAGGCCGGAATTTCCGTCTCTCAGTTGATCCGGTTCAGGAACGACCTGATCGAAACGCTTGGCGGATGGCAACAGTATATACCGACACTGATTCCATCTACAGTGCGCGACTTGCATCCCTGGCAGGACGTTGCCGGAGTCAAGCATCTCGGCATTGCCGCGACTCAGAACCTGATCGTCGCCAGCAGCGCCGGGGCTATGACAGACATCACCCCGCAGATATTGATTACCAATCCATCGGTTGATGTCAGCGTTACTCTTGGCAGTTGTGTCGTTCGCATCAACGATCCGAACAGTGGTCCGGCACCATATAATTCTGTCTACTTCAACACTCCGATTTCTATCGCCGGTCTATATCTGAATGGCTCGTATAAGATACAGACAGTTCTAAGCACTGGCCGATATGAAATTTTCTCTAGTATCGCATCGACAGCCACTATCGGGTCGAGTGGAATATTACCGACATTCACGGTCTCGTCCGGCTCGCCAACGATTGTCGTTACGTCTCCTAACAATGGATATCTGGCTATCTCTGGAATCCAGCAGCAATTCTTAGCGCCTACCACGATAGGCAGCAATCTCATTGTTGGTCACTACAGCATCGCCAGCGTTATCGATAGCACCCAATATACGATTGTCGATAACACGCTCGCCAGCACCACACTTACCTCCACGATGAATGGCGGGCTTGCTCAGTTTCAGTATTACATTACCCAAGGTGTGCAAACGACCGGCGCTGGATTCGGTATTGGCGGCTTTAGCAGCGGTGGATTTGGTGGAACGGGAATCACCTTTGCCGGAGCCACCGGCACTCCGATCATGGCCCTGGATTGGAGCCAGGATAACTGGGGTGCAACGCTTCTGGCATGTCCCACCGATGGAGCAATCTACGCCTACTCGCCGGAAAGTGGATTCTTCACCGCTCAGGTTGTAGCAACAGCGCCGTTCTTTAATGGCGGCATCTTCATCTCTCAGCCACAACAGATCCTGGTGGCCTGGAGATCGGTGCAATCCTCCGGAGTTCAGGACAATCTAATCGTCTGCTGGTCCGATGCCCTGGATTATACCAACTGGACAATATCCAATGCGACTGCTGCCGGACGATTTAAATTCTCCGGTGGATCTATCATCATGGGTGGCCTCCAGGCTCCAAACTATGGGGTGATCTGGACCGATATCGATGCCTGGATCATGCAGTATGTCGGCGGCACCGTCATCTTCAACTTCACCAAGGTCGGCACTGGCTGCGGACTTATTGGACAGCATGCTGCCGGTGTTATTGCCGGTAGCGTCTTTTGGTGCGGCTCCAGCAACTTCTTTACTATCAGCGCCAGTGGCGTCGAGGTCGTGCCATGCACTGTCTGGGACTACATATTCCAGAACCTGAACTCTACCAATACCTACAAGATTCGCTGTGCCCCGAATTCATCGTTCAACGAGATCACTTGGTTTTTCCCATCATCTAATGCGACAGAGAATGACTCCTATGTAAAGTACAACATCCTCACCAAGTCGTGGGATTACGGTTTGATGCCCAGGACGGCTTGGGTGGATATCTCTGTTCTTGGTAATCCACTTGCCGCCGATACCTTAGGCACAATAGTCCAGCATGAGGTTGGAACGGTCCAGTCTGGCGTCAGCTCGACAGCATTCCAGACCGGCTGGTTCTCGATCACCGAAGGCAATGATCTGGCATTCGTTGATTATGTCTTGCCAGACTTCATCTGGGGTCTGCTCGATGGCAGCAAGAATGCCTCGGTCGATATAACCTTCTATTCCGCCAATTATCCAGGTGACGCGCCAACCGCTTACGGGCCGTTTACGGTAACTGAATCGACTGAATATATCTCGCCGAGACTTCGCGGCAGGCTGATGTCGATTACGATCCACAGCAACAGTCAGTCATTCTGGCGGCTTGGTCGAATCAGATATCGCTTTGCTCTGGCTGGGAGACGCTAATGGCTGGCATCGGTGACATTCTTGCTGCGCTTCAGAATGGTGTAGCTGCCATCCAAGGTCTGAACAACAGGCTTGGTACTACATTCCTTCAGCAGGGCACATTAGTATCGTCAGCAATTAGCACGGCGAATTCGAGCATCGCTTTTACTTCTTCACAAGCTGCTGGATTCATTGCAGTTACCACAAGCTCTGGTGCTGCTGGATACATACCGTGGTACAGACCCTAGAGGGAATCAATGGTCACATTCACAACAGCAAAGGGTCTCTATCAGGTTGCTAACAGCAGCTACGTCGGCACCTGGGATATTCCTACCAACTCTAACTGGAACGTGGTGGATGCGGCGCTTGGCCAGAATGTTTCAATTGCTCTTGCCGCCTCTCCGGTGATTCTTTCTCAAGCGCAGATGCAATGCTCTTACATACAATTTACCGGAACACTTACGGCAAACGTAGCAATCACGTTTCCGCAAGTTGGCTCGCCTCTAGCGCCGATAACCGGTTCTTATACGGTTTTTAACAACTGCGCTGGCTCCAGCGTCTATACAGTTACCTTGAAGTCGACAAATCCGGCTGGCCGAGTGATCGGTTGCATAC